ATCGTCAAAGGCTCCATTCCGCCCGTATAACGCCCCCGGACAGGCAGAGCGCCAAGCCGCTTAATAAGTTCGCAAAAGACCTAAGCCCTCATCCTGAAGAATCCGTGTGTTGTCGCCCGGATCGTACCAAAATGTTTCGCGCGAAGCATTTTGATGCGATTGACCTTCGGGCAAAAAGACATGCCTCAGGCGCGGCAGATACGAAGCGGGGATTTGGACCGAGCGAAATAGTGCGACAGTATTTAGGTTTTGGGTGAGTTTTTGAAACAGGCTTTTAGAACAGGCTCTTAGAACAGGCTTTTAGTCATGTCAGTAAACCACGCAGAGACGATAGATCATCAGGCGCTAAATGTCTCTGTTACCAGGCGACAAAGTAATCACCATGCCGAGGTCAGGATCGCGCGCGGCTTCGACGATCTTTTGATGGTTTATGCTGTTCGCTCTGCCGTTTATATTGCAGAACAGGAGTGTCCGTTCGCCGAAGAATTCGACGGAAACGACCATTGCGCTACCCATCTTATCGGGCTCATCGATGGCGAGCCGGCCGGTTGCATCCGGGCGCGATTTTTCCACGACTTTGTGAAATTCGAACGGTTGGCTGTATTGAAAAAATTCCGGAAGTCCAGCCTCGCTTTCGAACTTTGCAGCTCCGCCGTCGATCTGGCGCGCCGCAAAGGCTTTCGACGACTCTATGCGCATTCGCGCGAAGGTCTTGAGGGCTTTTATGAGCGCTTTGGAGCAACGCCGATGGGAAGCGATAGGAAGCTTTCTTTCTCAGGCGTCAACTATACGGAAATGCTGCTTGAAATAGAGCCCAGCCAGGATGCAATCACGCTCGACAGCGGCGGCTACGTAATCCTGCGCCCAGAAGGCGACTGGGACCAACCCGGAATTCTTGAGATTTCGGCAACCCGGCCGGTCCGCGATCCGGGGGAAAATGCTGTGCAGTCTACGCACGTCGTGACCGAATGACCATTCGCTGGAACATGAATCCACACCGAATCTCGGGCGCAGCCACACCGGAAGCAAGGACCATGGTAGATGGCAGATGACGTCACCATAAGATTTACCGCCGACGTTTCGAGCTTGCAACAAGGGATGCAGCAAGCGACCAGCGCGGTTGAGGCGACAACCAGCGCGTTGCGCAGCGGCGCCGCGCAGATCAACGCCACCTTCGCTTCGCTATCGCAAGCCTACGCGAGTGACGCGGCGCGGAAGATTACGACGGCGCAGACATCGAGCGATACTGAACTCGCGATCGCGCGGCAAAGCGAACAAACCCGGTATGATATCGCGTTGAACGGCGTGAAGGGGCAGAGTTCGCTCGTCAAGGAACAGGCCCAGACGGCTCAGATCTCGCGCCAAGAAGAGCTTTCCAGTCTTCTCGCGCTTGAGACGCAACGTGAAGGCATCGAGCGTCAGCACCTCCAATTTGTGCAGAACACGTATCAACAAGGGACCGTTGCTTATGCGGCCGCTCAGCGCCGGATCGAGGAACTTGCCAGCCAATCCGCGCTGAGGAGGCAAGAAATCGAGCGCAATGTCAACCAGCAGATCTATGCCGACTATAGACGCAGTTTCGAGCAGATTGGTTCAACCGTGTCTTCCTCGATCACCGGCATTATCACGGGGCATTTGAGGCTTCGCGACGCGGCACGGAATATCCTCTTGCAGATCATCCAAGGCTTCATTCAGGCCAGGGTGAAAACGGTCGCTGATTGGCTCGCGGGCGTCGCGGCGCAGACGGCGGCTACGACCACGGGAGAGGCCGCGAAAACCGCCGCCGTCACGGCCGGCGTGGCCGCACGGACCGGGGCGGAAGCCACCGCGTCGACGGCGGGCATAGCATCCACCATCGGCGCCGTATTGAAAAGCATCACGGCGTCGGCTGGCGAGACGTTCGCGGGCATCTTCGGGTTTCTCTCGCCAGTCCTGGGTCCGGCGGCGGCTGGCCCGGCGGCGGCCGGAGAGGCAACCGTGCTCGGCGTCGCGACCGGCCTGGCCTCGTTCGCGGGGGGCTCATGGAGCCTGCCGTCCGACATGATCGCCCAGGTTCACCAAGGCGAAATGATCGTACCCGCGGGACCCGCCGCGACGTTCCGGAGCATGATGGAATCGAACAGCGGCGTCGCTGGGACGGTGCACGTGCATCATGCCACGAATTTCAACGTGTCGGCGATGGATTCGCAAAGCGTGCGGCAATTTTTAAAAGGCAACGCGAAGCAAATCATGCGCACGATCAACGAGAGCGTGCGCACGGGCAGCCATATCGGGCTCTCGAAGTTGCGGCCGACGTGATACGCGGTTGGCCCCATCGAACTTAGCTAATGTCGCCATAGATAGGGTAGACTCATGGCCGTATCATGCCCGGGGCAGGCGCGACCGTGTAATTGGGCAAGTGGCGCAAGGCCAACCGCAGGCATTCCCGGCTCTCGTTTTCAGCTCCGATGATCAGTCAGGCGCGGGACCTGTCGGCTTTTCGGTCTCGCCGATGAGGTCGCCGGCCTTGTCACGTCGTCGCACAATTTGAGCGCGGCCCCAAGTACGGGCGGCCGAATTTGGGCGCACCGACATTGCCACGGGCTTCTGGGAGATTTGGGTCAGTCTCGTGGACACGGCTACGTCGAGCGAGCTGACGGTCGATTTGTATCCAACCAGGTATGACGAGCTTGCTTCCAGCGTCCGGCAGCGCGGATTTCACCAAGGTCATCGTCTCTACGACGCATCCGTGAAGGACCTCGCAATGTGCGCAAATTGGCAGTTGGCCCTCGAAATAATAGCATCGATCGGTCTTCTTTGGTCATCCGTCAGACTCGCGGCCTTCGAGCTGGCCCTGTTCTTCATGTGGCAGTATGCGAGCGGCAAGTGACCGAGGATGAGAAGCGGCAGTGACGCATGGGCTTCGTCAATGGCGTCAACCTCCTCCCTTCGACTGGAGAGTTTACCTACGCCACGACGGCTCATCAAGGAGCGCGACTTGCCTTCCCGGCACTCCCGTTGGTGCCCATAAACACCTACTATGATACTTTCAATGGCGGCGCATTCCCGAAGACGGACTATGCATATTCGATTGATCAGCTCCAGGCCGCGTTCCCATCATGCACGACCGTAGCAGTGGTATGCGCGTGGTTCGGGAGCTCCGAAAATGCCGCGGCATGCCAAATTTACCCATCGACAACCTATATCGGGGGTTCCTTCACGAAATGGAACGGATCGATCTACGTCACCGATCATTGGATGGTGTCGAGCCTCACGGAAACTTCGTCCGGCCTCATCCCGATCTCGTCGAGTGGCGGCTCCTTTACCTACGGCGGCACGCCGTCCGATCAATCGATCGTCGAGTGCATCGTCGACTTGAAGGCGCGCGGGTTTCGCGTCGTCTTCTATCCGTTCATTCTGATGGACTCGCCAGGCAAGCCATGGCGTGGACGCATTACGTACTCGCCGGATGTTTCCTCTGTTGCGACGAGCGCAGTCGCGGCATTTCTAGGTAGCGCAAATACATCGCAATTCACGCGCCTAAGCAACACGGTGTCCTATGCGGGATCGCCTACTGATTTTACTTACCGGCGCATGGTGCTGCATTACGCTAATTTGTGCATTGTTGCTGGCGGAGTCGATGTATTTCTTATTGGCTCTGAGTTTCGCGGCCTGGAAACAATACGCGGTCCGGGGTGGACAATTACCGGCACGACTGACGGAGGTGGCAAAGCAATTTGGGATTACCCCTTCGTCGCCGGAATGATCACCCTTGCGGACGATGTCCGAGGTGTGTTCGACGCGGCGGGGTTCACGAAGGATTTGACCGGGCTTCACAATCTCATATCCTATGCGGCCGATTGGTCAGATTGGATGGGCTGGCAGCATCCGGGCGCAAGCCCCGCCCTCCCCGTCGCGGATGGACAATGGCCACATCTCGATCAGCTCTGGGCACACGCGAACATCGACCTCGTCTGCTTCGACAATTACATGCCGCTCTCCGATTGGACGACCGGCGATGGCAGGCCCCTGCCGAGCGGCCAGAGCAATAATCTTGATGTCGCGAATTGGAGCGCGCCGGCTGCTGTCGACAGCGCTTTCGATTATGAGCGCGTGACTCAGTCCGTTGTATCGACCGCCGATTATGGGGCTGCTTCCTCGGTTGTTTCATCCAGCCTCGATTATGGGACCGTGAGTGCCGCGGCGTTATGGCCTCCCTCGCCGCCGCCAGCCTCGCCTAATTTCAATGGCCTTGGGCTTGCCGGGCAGCCCACGATCAACTCCAAGTCCTATCTCAAAGCCAATATCGAGGGTGGCGAAAGGTTCAACTGGTTCTATTTCGACTCGAACAATCTCGGGCGTGGCCTCGATCCGAACGGTTCAGATCTGCAAGTGTCGCGTCCGGAAGGCGACCGCCTAAACCGATCGCGGAACCAATTTTTTGCGAACCAGCAGATTCTCGGCAACAAGCAGCTCCGATGGTGGTGGAACAACACGCACAAAGCCCTTTACGACGCGGGATCCGGCGAGGTTCCGCAAGGGCCGGACACGCAATGGACCGCGCAATCAAAACCAATCGTCTTCGCCGAATACGGTTTCCCGGCATGTGACAAATGTACGAACCAGCCGAACGTTTTCTTCGACGCAAAGTCGACCGAAAGCGCGACACCATTTTGGTCGATATGGCAGCCATCGGAAGGCGGGGGATTTCTTCCCAAGTCAGATCAAAATCTCTCTCTATTGGCGCTTCAAGCGATCTACGAATATTGGTTCGTGGACGGCCACAACGCGGTGTCCGGCGGCGGCGTGAAGATGATCGAGCCTGCGTTCTGCTCGGTATGGAACTGGGATGCGCGGCCCTTCCCGGCCTTCCCGAATCTTGGGAATGTTTGGGGCGACGCGGGCAATTGGCAGGCCGGAAATTGGCTGAACGGCAAGGGGCCTTTTCTAGCGCCGCCGGTGCCGGACACGCCAGGTGGAGTTCAGATGCCATTTAATTTTCCCGCTCTTCCTGGGCTTTCCTGGAGCGTCCACAAGCGGCCATCGTTTTCAACACGCGTGGCTTCGCACGTCTCAGGCCGCGAAGTGCGGTTGCCGTTCTACGCAGTCACGCTCTATGAGTTCGAGTTGACAATCGAGGGCATGGATTCGAGCAGCGCCTATCCTGGCCTCGGGGTGAACTCCCTGCAATCGCTCCTGGGTCTCTATATCAAATGTCAAGGCCAGTTCGGGACGTTCCTCTACACCGATCCCACGGACAATGCCGTGACCGGTCAGGCGATCGCGACCGGAGACGGGAGCACGACGGTCTTCACCTTCGTTCGCACGCTCGGCGGCGCGACGGAGCCGGCGTCGTGGGTCACGTCAGTCTCGAACGTCTATCTGAACGGCGTGAATCAACCGTCTGGCTGGACTCTCACGACTCCCAACACGCTCACTTTTGCGACCGCGCCCGGTAACTTGGTCGCGATCACGGCAAGCTTTTCCTACGCCTTCAACTGCCGGTTCCTCGACGATCAGCAGGATTTCGAGAACATCATGAACGGTTTATGGCAGGTGCAGAGCTTGAAGTTTAGGAGCGTGAAGCCGTGAGATACGAGATAACTCAAGGGCCGGCCTGGTCTTTCCTTGTGCCCGATGGCTTGGATAGGTTCGCAATAATCCGGGAACGTATGAAGAAATTCGCACGCGCAACGGCATTTCGTTTTCGAGGTTGTCGAAGACCATGGGTCATGGGCCGGATTGAGGCGTAGCCGGAACTTCATAGGTTTGCGAGCGATCCGTGAGAGCCGCGACAACCTTACTTTTCAACCAAGGGAGAATCCCATGACATTCGGTGAATCAATCGAAGCTTTGAAAGTCGGCGACCGCGTTTCCCGCGCGGGCTGGACCGGCGAGAAAATGTGGCTACGTCTGCGAAAGCCTAACGAAAGCTCGGATATGACTCTCCCCTACATTTTTATGTCAACCGTGAGTGGCGATCTTGTCCCGTGGCTCGCATCGCAAACGGACATTCTGGCCGAGGATTGGTTCGTCCCCGAGTTCGCTACCGCGCATACCGACGACGCTGGGGCATTCTGAGGCCATGAGAGCCGCGACAAGCGCCCTCATAAACTACATTAACATGCTCCGCGCCGAGCCCGACGCGCAAGCAATCGTGGCCGATTGCTATACCTTCACTCTGCTCACCGGTTTGATCCTGACCTACACCAACGCTGACGTGCCGGTGACGCTCAACGGCTACGTCTATGTGGCCAATTCAATTCTCGTGGATGGCCTGAAATTCAAATGCGCCGCCGGCCTCGAAGTCGATCAGCAGCAAATCACCGTATCCGCAAGAGCGACTGATACGGTTGGCGGCGTCCCCTTTCTACAAGCGTTGCGCAACGGCGTGTTCGACGGCTGCGCGATTCAGCGCGAGCGGGCGTTTCTAAGTTCCTGGTCTCTCACGGATACCGCCAACCCAATAGGCAGCGTAATCCTCTTCAAGGGCCGGATTGGCACCGTCGATAATGTCGGGCGCACGTTGGCGCAGATCACCGTCAATTCGGATTTGGTGCTGCTCGACCTTCAAATGCCGCGGAATGTCTATGCGCCAGCCTGCCAGCACGTGCTGTACGATTCCGGGTGCACGCTCATCAAGAGTGCATTTGGCACGGCGGGGACAGTTGGAACCGGTTCGACAGGTTCGGTCATTAACTGGTCCGGCGCCGCGACGAACTTCAACCAGGGGACAATTACGTTCTCATCGGGAATCAATGCGGGGATTACCGCGAGCGTCAAAAGTGCGGTCGCCGGCGTGTCGCTGGGCCTTTCCTATCCGCTCCTGAACGCACCTGGGACCGGCGACGCTTTCACCGTCTATTTAGGCTGCGACCACACGCAAGCCACTTGCACGGCGAAATTCAACAATCTCGCGAATTTCCGCGGTTTCCCCTACATCCCCCCGGCAACCTATGCGTTCTGACGATCTTATGTGGAAAAAAACAAAGCCACCTAGACGCCACGAAGCAGGATGACACGCAGGACGGCACGCTCGTGCATAATCTCGAACAGGCAGCGCACGCCGATTCTAATATCGAGAGACGAATCGATGAGGAGCCTTTCGACTTTCGAGACATGACGTGCGGCCCGAAGAAACAGAAAGATCACAAATGAGCTTCGAGGGCTCCCAGCGCCGCGTGATCGTCCGTGAGGCGCGCTCTTGGGTTCGCACGCCGTATCACCAGCAAGGAGACATCAAGGGTATCGGCGTCGATTGCGGGATGCTCTTGGTCCGCGTCTTTGTCGATACCGGTCTCTGCGAGCCGTTCGATCCGCGGCCCTATGCCGACGACTGGTATCTGCATAGAGCCGAAGAGCGCTATCTCGGGTTCATCTTCGACCGGACGAAAGAAGTGGCCGCGCCGCTGCCCGGCGACGTGATGGTCTTCCGCTACGGCCGCTGCTACGCGCATGGGGGCATCGTGACCAATGCTTCCCCGCTGACCATCGTTCACGCGTTCCAGCCTGCATTGGTAGTCCTCGAGGAAGAAGTGGCGCGCAGCCCGGCTCTCTGTGAGCCCGCGCGGCATCCTAAGTTCTTCAGCCTATGGGCGAAGGAGAAGTGAATGGCGGATCAGGTCATTAGAATTCTGCTCGACGCCGGCGGCCTCTGCTTTGGCATCGCGGCGCTCATCGATCTCTTCAGTCCATGGCGGTAGGCGGCACCAAATGGGATTCCTCAGGCAAGGTGTTCAATCGCCCGCATACGTTCCCCGTTATACCGGGTTGCAGATTCAAACGTCTAGCAATGCGGTCCCGATCACGATCCTTTATGGAACAAATAGAATCGCGCCGAATGTGATTTGGACGGGAGGGTTCTATGCGATCCCGCAGAAACAGAAGCAGGGGGGCAAGGGCGGCGGCGGCGGCGCGATCCAGGGTTACACCTACTACACGTCGTTTTTGATGGGCGTTTGCGAAGGCCCGATCAATAGTTATTTTATTACATTTTTGAACCAGCAATTTCTCTTTGGCTTGTACGGATCGGGACTGGAGCAGGCAACGAGCGGTACGACGCCGCAAGCCCCATGGGGATATTTGCAAGCGTTCGGACCGCAAGCGCTCGGCTATAACGGCCTCGCCTATGTTGGCGCGTTCAATTACAATCTCGGGTCTACCCCAAATCTCCCGCAATTTTCATTCGTAATCGCGGGCATAAACAGCATTTGGAGCGGGAACGTCGTCAACGGGGCCGATTCGGATCCGGCGCTGATCATCCAGGATTTTCTCACCAACGCCCAGTATGGCGTGATGTTTCCCGCCGCGAGCATCGACGCAACCACGCTTCTCGGCGTATCCGGGGACTCGTCCTACCAGACATATTGCCGGGCCTCCTTTCTCGCGCTCAGCCCCGCCTTGACGAACCAAGAGGCCGCGAATTCCATCCTAGCCCGATGGTTGCAGCTCACCAACACGGCGGCTGTTTGGTCTGGCGGGAAGCTGAAATTCATCCCTTATGGGGACGCCACCGTCACCGGGCCGACGAGCATTGGGAATGTGACGTTCAACCCAAATGTGACGCCGGTCTTCAATCTCACAGACGACGATTTTATCCATGAGGACGGGAAAGACCCGTTGGAAGTGGTTCGCTCGGATCCTTATGCCACCTACAATTGGCAGCGGATTCAAATCAATTCGCGAAGCTATGGCGTAAACTACAGTGCGGTCCCGATCGATGTGTGGGATCAGAACGCGATAGAGCTTTACGGGCTTCGCAGGGCATCCGACATCACCGCGAGTGAGATTTGCGACCCGGCGGTGGGGCAGGTTTCCGCGCAATTGATCCTTCAACGCCAGCTCTATATTCGCAACACCTACAATTTCAAGCTCTCATTCGAATATTGCCTGCTTGAGCCGATGGATCTCGTGACCGTTACGGATTCCGGGCTCGGCTTGGCGAATGTCGCGATCAGAATCACGGCGATCGAGGAAGACGACGCCGGGCTTCTTAGCGTGACGGCCGAGGAGTTTCCAGGGGGGACCGCGACGGCCGTTCAATATCCTACTCAAGGCAATTCGAGCAATTCGACGAACCAGGCCGTCGTGCCCGCGCGCGTCAATCCACCGACTCTTTATGAACCCCCGGCTGCACTCACGGGCGGTGTGGCGCAGGTATGGGCGGCAGTGTCCGGCGGCGTCGCATCGGCCTATCTGCTTGCCGAAGACAGCTCGACAGGCACTCACAAGACGAAGCAAACTTTGGTGACCTCTCAGGCGGCCGGAATAAAGATTTCCTTTTCCGTTTATGTGCAGGCTGTTACGCGGTCCGCTGTGCGATTATTTGGGAACAATGGGGCGGGTGGAATCGGGTGCGAGTTCAATCTCTTGACAGGGACAGCCGGGACGCCAGACGCCGGGATAACCGCCGCGACCATCACGCCGGCTGGCGGCAATTGGTTCCAATGCTCTATCTCGTTCGCAATGGTGGCGCCCGCCGCGCCGGTCGTCACGATCCAAGTCGACAATCCATTCGGAACGCAGAGTTACGCCGGGACAGCCGGCCAGGGAATTTACATTTGGGGCGCCGCATACGCTTGGACAGACCCGGTTTCCGGCATTTCGCAGGCGCCAACCTTCCTCCCCGCATTCCAGACGGTGAGCGGAGCGACGATTGCGCCCAACGGCGCCGCGACGCCGGAAGGGGTGTCTGGCGTCGCCGATCCGAATTGGGGCGGCGCGTTCGTCTGGATTTCGACGGACGGCAACACCTACGGGCAGATCGGGACGGTTTCGGCGCCGTCGCGCCAGGGCGTGCTTACCGCGGCCTTCGCCGCGCCGCCCGGCGGGAACCCGGATATCACGAACACGCTTTCCGTCTCTCTCATCGCGAGTGGCGGCCAGCTTGCCAATGGCACCAACGCCGACGCGCAAAATGGCGTGACGCTTTGCCTCGTTGACAATGAGCTGCTCGCGTATGCGACCGCGACGCTCACTGGAACGAACACGTACAATCTGACATACCTCTATCGTGGGCTCTATGGCACGGCGGCGGCGGCACATTCGACCGGCGCGCCGTTCACGCGCTTCGATAGCGCGATATTCCAATATCCGCTCCCGGCGGCGTTTATCGGCGTCCCACTCTTCTTGAAATTCCAGAGCTTCAACATCTTCGGCCAATCGGTCGAGGATTTGTCCGAATGCACGGTCTACCCCTATACGCCAAGCGGCGCCGGGCAGATGCCAGGTCCGGTGACGCTGGCATTGATGGCTGGCACAAGCCTTGATTTTGGGTTGGTAAGCGCGACGGTTTCGGAAACGGACCAATGGGGAGTCGTCACTGACGGCTTCCTTCTTGCGGCCGGCGATCTCGGCGCCGGCATTCCATAGGAGATTTAAGAATGTCGGTCCAGGTTCAACTTCGGCGCGACACTCTCGCGAACGTCCTTGCCAATCATGGCGCGCTCGGCGAGGTCTTTATCAGCACGGACACGCATGAGCTTTTCGTCCAAGACGGCGCGACAAATGGCGGGTTCGGCGCCGGTGGAACTTACGGTGCCTTTGGCTCCTTTGCACGCAAACCAGCGCTCATTGAAAGCGCTGGAGCTGGAGGCGAGACGCTCACGACAGGCGTAACGACTTACACATCCACTGTGCGATTGCCTGCTGGGTACAAATTCATCATGGGCGCCGGGTGGCTTGTCAAGACGACGATAACGGGCATCACGACGATCGACTTTGGAGTTACCGGATCGGCAACACTTTTTGCGGCAATCCAATCGCCGACTCTCACGGCTGGCGCGACGGTCATCTATGGGCAGAATCAAGTGCGGTTCGACCCAGCCCCAGTTTCTCTTCTTCTGACCTCTCACGCGGGAACAAATTTCACCGCTGGCGCGATCAGATTCGTCGTTCACTACATTCTTCTGAGTCCCCCCACTTCATAAAATGCCGGGGCGCCAACGCGCTTTCCTTAGCTAGCGAGCCCGCCAGACGGCGGGATTTTTTATGGAGTTGCCATAATGGCAATAATTCAAATGTGGCCGCAGAACCGGGGACTCCGGAATAGCATTTCATTCAGTGGCCGCAGCTATTCGAGCGTTCCAGGGGTTCCAATCCCCGTGCCTGACTTCGACGTGGCGGTTTTGCAAGCGAACGGGTGGACGACATATTCGACGGCCGCTGGGAAAACCACCATCACGATGCTCCCGCCAGCGAACGCGGTCCATAATCAGCTCACCCTCAACGGCCGTACCTATGCGACCACGCCAGGCGTATCCATCGAGGTTCAACCATTCGACGCGCCAGTGCTGCAAGCAAACGGCTGGGCTCTGGTGCAGCTCACCGATGTCACGCTTCAAACGCTTACTTTGAGCGCGGCGACCTTCCGTGTCGGCGATCCCCAAGGAACTGTCGTTGGGATGATCCTCGGGGCATCGTCAGGGTCCACGATCACATTTAACTCTCTCAGCACGGCAGGTGCCCTGCAAATCGCCGGAACGAGCCTCCTGGTTGGCCCGACACCATCGGGCACCCCGGACACCGTCACGTTCAATCTTGTCGAGACCTTGACTGGCGCCACGAATACGCCGAACCAAACCATTGGTTTCAGCATCTCCGAAGTCTTGGCAATTCCGGTCAACACGGTAGTTCCAACCATCACCGGAACCGCCCAGGTCGGGCAACCGCTTACCGGGACCAATGGAACCTGGGCAAATAGCCCGACAAGTTTCGCCTACCAGTGGAACCGCGCGGGAACGCCGATCGGGGGCGCAACATCTTCTATCTATGTCCCTGTCGTCGCGGATATCGGAAGTACGCTCACGATCTCCGTCGTTGCCACGAACGCTAGTGGTTCAGGCGCGCCAGCGACGAGCGCCGCGACAAGTGCGGTAGCGGCAGCGGGCAGCGTGCCGGTGAATACGGTGCTCCCCACAATCTCGGGGACCTCTCAAGTCGGGCAGACGCTCACCGCGACCAACGGGACTTGGACGAACAGCCCGACGAGTTTCACCTACCGGTGGAACCACGCGGGAACGCCAATCGGTGGAGCGACGGCTTCCACCTACGTCCCGGTGTCTGCGGATGTTGGGAATACCCTCACCATCTCGGTCACGGCCACGAACGGTTCCGGCTCCAGCACGCCCGCGACGAGCGCGGTGACCAGCGCCGTCATCGACATCATCCCGACGAACAGCGCTGTCCCAACGATCTCTGGAACCGCGCAGGTGGGCCAGACCTTGACGGCGACAACCGGCACATGGACCCACATCCCGGCCAGCTACGCCTATCAGTGGAAATCGGCCGGCGTCAACGCCACAGGCGCCGGGGCAACCACGGCCAACTACACCGCCGCTACGGCGGACATTGGGAATATGCTGACGGTTTCCGTCGTCGCCATAAACTCGGGCGGCTCGAGTTCCCCTGCGACGAGCGCGGCGACGTCCCCCGTTATAGCGGCTGCGACGCCGCCGGTTCTTCAGCTTCTCCTCGACATGTCTCAGGCTTTCCCGATCGCAGCATAGGAGTCCTTTGAAATGACAGCGACAAAAACTTCCAAGACGGCGAAGGACGGCGCCGCCGCCTCGTTTAACTTGGAAATGGCGACAGAAAGCGGCACGGGAAACATTGCCCAGGCGACCTATCTCGCCAAGGCGTCGGATGAAACGCTCATCGACCCGGCCACTTCAGGCAACCAGACGAGCGCCAATACGAAGCTCGACACGATCAACACGACGCTCGGCACGCCGATGCAGAATAGCGGCGGCTCTGTCACCGCCAATGCCGGAACAAACCTTAATACCTCTGCGCTGGTTCTTGACACGACACTCACCGGCGGGGCCGCAAAGACCATCGCGCGTGGGGGGCAAAAGGGCACAACGAACACCAATGCGGATATTACCCACACGGCCTCTGGGGCGAACCACGAGTGCATGGATATTGCTCTTTATGACGCCTCTGGAAATCAGATTGGATCGCTCCTCGCTACAGCGGCTAAACAGCCCGCGCTTGGCACGGCTGGCGCCGCATCAGCGGACGTAATCACCGTCCAGGGCGTCGCATCAATGACGGCCTTGAAAGTGGACGGCTCAGCGGTCACGCAGCCGGTGTCTGCCGCTTCTCTCCCTCTCCCGGCGGGGGCGGCGACCGCGGCAAAACAGCCCGCGCCCGGCACCGCTGGCACGGCTTCAGCGGATGTCATCACGGTACAGGGCAAAGCTGGCATGACCCCCGTCGTGGTGGACGCTTCCGCGACTTCTATCCAAGGGGGCACGGTGGGCAGTACCCCGCCGACCGGCGCGAATAACGTCATGATGGCGGCGCTGGATTCATCGGGAAACGTCGCCAGGTTCACATTAAGTGGTGCGGAAGGCACCGGGGTAAAGGTCTCGGAGCCTGATGGCCTACAGGTCTCGCCAGCCTCGGTCACATCGGCAACCACTATCTTCACCCAGGACATGACTGGGTATGAAGGGATCGCGGTCCATGTGACATCTCCCGGAACGACTTGCACGATTACCTACGAGACAAGTGAAGACAACATCAACTGGCTCGCAACAACCGGGATGTCCTCTGCATATGTGAGCGGCTTTGACACAAATAACACAACCAACTCGGCCGCGGTGATGACATTCCCAAGGAGAGGCCGCTATTTCCGGGCGCGGGTTAGCACGTACACAAGTGGAACCGTTACCGTCATCTACAGCCTCCTTAAATCCAATCACGTCATTCCGACGGCGGTTGGCTCAGTTAACGGAAGGTCCGCGTCAGGTACACTTATGGTTGGGCCGCCGGTCGCCATAGGGTTCGATGCCAGAACATCGAACTTGTCGGTGGCGAGCGGTCAAGCTGTCTATGGGGTATCGACGCTCGCCGGGGCGCAGATCGTCTACCCGTTCTCGATACCGGAACTGAGCTGGCAATTTAATGCCGCGTCCGGGGGCATCATCAACACCACGACCGCCGTCACCCTTGTGGCCGCGGCCGGCGCTGGCGTTCGTAATTATTGCCGGAGCCTTAGCGTCCATACAAACGGGACGAATGCGGCAGGGGAAATCGCGATCAGAGACGGCGCGGCGGGAACGGTTATCTGGCGCGGTTTTATGACCGCGAACCAGGCAAACAACATCCCCCCGATAACGTTCGATCCGCCTCTCCGCGGCTCCGCAAATACGCTGATGGAATTTGTGACCCTTACTGCCGGCGGCGTCAGTAGCGCGCTCTATGTGAACGCGCAGGGCTTCCAGGCACCATGAATAGCCTGTTTCTCACCAACGTAGGGGCAGGGGCGCTCCACGTCAACATCGCGCTCCCCGCGATTTACGGAACCCCCCAAGTCGGCCAGACGCTCACCGCGACCAACGGGACTTGGACGAACAGCCCGGCGAGTTTCACCTATCAGTGGCAGCGCGAGGGGACAAATATCAGCGGCGCAACGAACTCAACCTATACGCTCGTGACGGCCGATTTGGGCTCCTTGATCACCGTCAAGGTCATCGCCTCGAATATCGGCGGCGGCAGTCTACCGGCAAGAAGCGCATTGGCCGGGAACAGCGCCGGCCTTATCAAGATTATGCCGCTCGGCGATTCGATCACGCAAGGTTTTAATTCTCTAGGCGGATACCGGGAGCCCCTTTGGTATCGCCTGCAAAATGATGGATACAACATATCTTACGTTGGGTCGGGGTCTAGTAATGGGACGACCGGCTTCCCATTCCCAAATCATGAAGGCCATGGCGGCTATACAATCTCCGGCGCCGGAGTAGGTGGAACCACAAATATTCAAAATGGTGTAGACACCCTCAATTGGCTCTCGGTCCAGCCCGACGTTATTCTGCTTCTGGTCGGCATCAATGATTTCTTTGCTGGCAGGTCAACCGCGCAGGCCAATGCCGATTATAGCGCCCTGATTGACGACATTCTTGGTAAGCTTCCAAGTGTGAAAATAATATGCGGGAGCCTTGTCCAATTCAACGGATGGGTTGATACGTTTAATTCCAATCTTGCGACTCTTGTTGGCACAAAAGGATCGCGCGTCTCTTTTGTCGATCTTCGCGCCGCTCTCACCTCCTCAGATCTCTTGCCGGATAATACGCATCCGAACCAGGGAGGCTATAATAAACTCGCTCCCGTGTGGGAGACGGGAGTTAAGGCGATCGCGCCCGTTGCCCCCGGCCCCATAATCGGGACGACCGTCTTCTACGTCAGCCAGTCCGCCGGTAACGACGCGTGGGACGGAACAACTCCGGCATTCGTCAGCGGAACGACAGGCCCCTGGCAGACAATCACAAAGGTCAACGGCGCGACACTCGCGGCGGGAACATCGGTGCTGTTCAAGCGCGGGGATACCTGGCGCGACGGCAGCGGCGGAACGGCGAGCGGGCTCAAGACCGCGCAATTGCGGCCCAAAAGCGGAACCAACGGCAATCCGATCGTCTACGACGCCTATGGCACCGGGGCCAATCCGCGATTCTTGGGGTCCGTCGCGGCCTCAACGACCGGCGACTGGACGAATACCAGCGGAAACATTTGGACGAGCAATTCCGTGTTTCAGCCGGTAGGGGGAACGAATGGCCTGCCGGTCGAAAATGCGAACGACGTGGGCCTCGTGACATGGGGGACTTATCCGAATAGGTCGATCGCTTCGATGGTCGATTTGCCAGGGCAGTCGGATGCCTCCCTGACGACGCAAGGCAAATGGCTTTTCAACACAACCGATTGGAAGGTGCATATGTATTCCGTCGGCAACCCCGCCACGGCGATGCCCGGCCTGGAGCTTGGGGTCGNTGCCGACATGATTTGGGGCTACGGCATCAGCGACGTCATAGTTCAAAACTTGACCCTCTTTAACGGCGCCGGGCACGGGATTCCTTATGGCGGGGTAAGCAACAGGATCACGATACGCGACTGCATTATCGGGTATATCGGCGGCGGCAATCTCGGAGGCGGGGGTACTCGCTACGGCAATGGCACGCAGATTTCCGGCGGCGGAACCTTTTGCACGGTGGAGCGGAATTGGATTTTTGAATGCTATGATGGTGGCATCACTCAGGAGTCGTTTAGTGCCACGAATACGACATTCGACAATCTTACCTACCGCAACAATGTTGTCTACAATTGCCCGACGCTAATTGAGTTGAACCTGGGGAATAACGCCGGCAACGTTATGTCTAATATCTTCTGCTATAATAATACGTGCCCTAATCCCGTCGGTAATATCAATAGGCCGCCAGGCAACGGTAACAGCCATGTCCTTCTAAACCCGTCCGGGGTAGTGCCTGTTAGCGCCTTCAACGTACAGAATAACTCATTTACATTTGGGGCTATTGGTCTAAACATCGAAAATTATACTTGGGGGCAAGGGCTGGCGATATTCGATTATAACAACTGGAATATGGCGAATTTTGTGCATTCCAACAGTCCCGCTTTAGATACTCTGACGATAGCGCAATGGGCGGCCGCCTATTCGCCCCC